ACCAATTGATTTATTTGAGTTTTGAGTCCAAAAACATTTTTTTAGATAACCTTGACTATCATGTTTATTAAATACTGAATTTTCTCGATTATTTATTTTTAATTCTAATTTTTTAAATTGTTTATGATTTAGAATGTTTAAACGATTTCTACATTGAATAATATCATATTTTGCGTTAAATGATTCTAATTTTTCAATTGATGATAAATGTCTTACCGTCATTAAATTATAGACATTCGCCGGTTTAATCATTTTTGTAATGATAAACATTTTTAATACTGTGTATAATAACTAAATTATAATTATCAATTTCAATTGTTCAAATTCAATTTTTTAATTTCACACACCAACCTAATATTATGTGTCGAAACTCACACCAGATACACATACACATACACATACACATACACACAAAAAAAATATATCACTATATAAATTTTGAAAACAATATTAAATTACGATTTTACAGGACCAATATTAAATATTGGTGCTAAAACATGATGAATAATTATATTAGTACATAACATATTTTGAAAGGTTTTTTTCAATTTATTCATTTCATCAAGTTCATATTTTTCTAGATGTTTATTACGATTAATATAATCCATATTAATTTTATCATATAACATTGGATTGAATTCGCAAATATCAAGTTTAAAAACATTTGACTTTGCATTTATAAAACGCATTAATAAATTTACATCAAATCCAGATAAACCATTTGGAACAGGTGTTCCAGTTAAATTAAAATACATTGGATCTAAACTATCAACATCAAATGAAATATGAACATCACGATTCTCAATTTCTTTAAATAGTTTTATTAAATTAAAATTTTTAACATCTTCAACAGTTAAAACCGTAATATTATGAGTTTTAATAATTTCTTCTTCTCCCTTATCAATATCACGAATTCCAATATATATTAAATTATTTAAATTTAATTTAGGTTTATCTTTTAACCATTCAAAAATATTATGTTTATTTAAATATTCATTCGATAATCCACTAACAATAGATAAAGGCATCCCATGACAATTCCCAGAAGGTGATGTATATGGTGTGTTAATATCAGCATGGGCATCAATCCAAACTAATTTGAAATTTGGATTTGTAATTAAACTTGACATAACAGTTCCAATCGCTCCTGAATGGTCTCCAATTAAATTAATAGTTAAATCTACTTCTTTACTAGATTGTAAATTGATATCAAATAATCTTTGATTAAAATATGAAACTGTTTCTTTATGTTTCATTTCTGGAGTAATTGGATAACAATATAATATATCTTCTTGAATCTCACGAATATATTTTTCTGTCCAAAAGTTATTAGCTAGTCGTTCAAAGTTATATAGATTAGCACTAATTGATGGTTTATTTTTATCAGATATTATAGATTGTAATAATTTATATTGTTTTGATGATGTAATTGTTTTTGGTCCCAATTCAACACCAACTTTATATTGTCCATGATGATTCATCCCTTCAATTATATTATATGTTTTTTCTACATGTTGAGAATTTACCAATGTTGATAAATTAGTTATTTTATTGAATATATTTTTTTTCAATATATTAGGCAAATTATTTATTCGATACATGTTCATAATATTTTAATTAATAACTATTTCAAATCAATTTTTTGTATTAATAAATTATCCTACTAAAATATCTTACTAAAAAATAATAAAAAATAATAATGAATTATTCTAAAATAATTTTCGGTATATGTATTCTTTTACTATTGGATTTCTTATGGATTAGTTTATTTATGAACAATAAATATAAAATACTGGTTGAAAATATTCAAAAAGAGAAGTTTGTATTAAATGTTTATTCCGCCATAATAGCATATATATTTATGGTTATTGGTTTAATAATGATTGTCATTAAATATAAATTGTCTTACATTGATACGTTTATTTTTGGTATTGTTGTTTATGGTGTTTATGATTTTACATGTGGTGCTATATTTAAAAATTGGGATTTCAAATTAGCAATTCTAGATATATTATGGGGTGGTTTATTATTTACAATCACAAATTATTTGATTAATTTAAATATTTTCTAAATATTTTCTAATTATATAATTAAAAAACTTAATATGATTTGTTATTTTACTTCATTATTATCATTATTATTTTTGTTTTCAATGATATATATGGTTGTTATGGTTGATACCCAATCTTTAACTAAAAATCTTTTATCAAAATTAACTCCTGAACAACAAACACTATATAAGTCAATTGTTAATGAAAGAAAAAAATTATATTTCCAAGGTTTTCTACTTGGTTTTCTATTATCAATGTTATCATTATATTTGATGAAAACATCAACCAAATTATCAATATCATTAATCGTGTCATTAACGATTTGTATATCTTATGTTGTTATGTATTTCTATTATAATTTAATGCCCAAACAAGATTTATTAGTTGTTCATTTGGATAATCAAGATGCTAGAGAAGCTTGGATAAAATATTACAATACAATGAAAATTAATTATCATCTAAGTATTTTATTAGGTTTAATATTTATTGGTTTATTCAGTTTATCATTATGTAAAAATTAATTATTATGTATGTAAAATCGTGTTGTATAATAACCATCAGAAAATGAAATAGAATCCTTATATGTAATCACTCTAAATTGATTTGGTTCACTCCCATAATGATATTCTTCTTCTGTAAATCCAATACCATCTCTGGCTACATAATGATTTTGTTGTATAATTTCAAATACATCTTCATCAGTAGTCAAGAACTTACTTGTATAATGATCATCATCAGGGTCAATTTGTGTTTCTTCTTGGAGTTCTGATGGAACTGTTGTATTGGCGAAGATAACTGTAAATTTCGTTTGTGAAAATTTATCTTTAAAATATTTAAATGCGTCTTCAAAATTAATAAATGTCGAATCCATATTTATTATCAGATTATAAATATAAATTGTTTAATGTTATAAATATAAATTGTTTAATGTTATAAATATAAATTGTTTAATTATATTCAATTTTTTAGATTAATAAATACACATAAAATAGCTTTTTTTAATCCATTTTAGGTCAATATATATCAAAAAATTGATTTTAAATAATTTATTATAATGATTATTACTCAATTTACATGAAAATAAAACTTTAGCATCAATGAGTTTTAGTCATTGCTATGTCATGTAGCCTTCGGCAGGAGTGAGACTCTGTTAGTCTTTCTCACTCTGAGCCAATCAATCAGACTGACCAATGTTGTTCTGTCCAAGAATAACATAAAACCTTTTTTTTATTTATTAAAAAAATTACAAAATTTATTATAATGTAATATAATATTTTGTATTGTATTTTGATATGAATCAATATTAATTTTTTTATTTTTATATTGTTCTAGATATTCAATGTGTTTTGATTTTGGATAAATTTCAATCATTAATGTATTGGGATTAATACTAAAATGAAAATTATCGAATAATTTATGTAAGCAACAATTTAATAATAATCCATTATCAATATCAAAATTTTCACATTCACTAAGTGGAATTATATGAGATGCTTCACATAAATCAGAATGAAAATCAGATATTATACATTTATTAAAACGATTAATTACTTTATCTCTAAATTTTGATTGTAATATGGGATTTCTTTGTCTAGATATAATATAAATTGAATCTTTTAAATTACTATATTTTTCATATTCTAAATTATTATTTTCCTTAAAAATTTGTTCATAATTTATTATATCATCTGTATTACTTTTATCATTTATATTATCTATATCATTTTTATTATTTAATTTTGTTTTATGATTTACTTTATTTTCAGATTCTTTTTTTTCTAATTTTTGTTTAATTTTTGTTAATTTTTCAATTTCATCAGAATATTTACGCATTTGTTGTGTTTGATAGTCAATTTCTTGTTGGACATAATCTATTTTTAAATTTTTTAATTTATCCATATTTTGACATCTCTTTTTATGTTTTTGTTCTTCTTCAAATTCTTTTAATTTATTAATTATTTCAACATCATTTTTTAATTCATCAATTAAATCTTTCGCACCTTCATAATTTGAACTTTTACAATTAATTCTTACTTTTGTAAAAATATCACTTCTAATTTTATTAGGTAATTGTAATGCGTATTGAACTAATTCATTAATATCATCATCTGTAAAATCTTTTTCTTTTTTTAAATTTACTAAATCACAACAAAATTCTAATGTTAGTTTATCTTTATAATTTCCATCTAATTTATCTAGAATATCATCATTTAATTCACATATTTTTAAATATTTATCAACAATTTTTTTTGGTTTATTTATATATTTACACACTGTATCAATATTTTTATCTGATATATTATACAAGTCAATTATTCCCTTTACTAGTTCTGATAGCTTCATCTTATCACGTTGTATATTTTCCGCTAGACTATAACTTAATTTTTCATTTTTACTCAAATTTTTATAAATTTTACAAGGTATATTATTATAATTTAATTTTTTTAATGCCTCAAATCTTCTTTGTCCAGCAATTATTTCATATTTATCCTTTTCATATTCATTAACAATTAATGGTGATAATAATCCATTATTTCGTATATTTTCAATAAGTTCTTCTAATGTTTCATTTCTGATATTTTTACGAACATTATTATCTGAAATTTTCAATTTATCAATATTTATTTCCATAATTTATAATTTGTGATATTAATATTAATATATGTTTATGTTAATTTTTTTAATCCATTTTAGGTCAATCCATTTTAGGTCAATAGATAGTTAAAAAATTGATTTTAAATAATTTATTATAATGAATATTACCTATTATTATGACAATAAAACTTTAGCGACAATGAGTTTTTGTCATCACTACGTCATGTAGCCTTCGGCAGGAGTGAGACTCTGTTAGTCTTTCTCACTCTGAGCCAATCAATCAGACTGACCAATGTTGTTCTGTCCTAGAATAACATAAAACCTTTTTTTATTTATGTTTTTTTATTAATTTTTTAGATTTATATTTTTTAGATTTATATGTTCTAGACCTATGTTTTTTAGTTTTATTCATTCCACCAGAAACTTTCCATTGAGATGCCATTGGTGATGTTGTGTATAACAATGTTGGATTTATAAGCACCCATTGTATAATTAACCATGTTTGATATAATTTTAATAATTCTACAAAATCTTGATATTTAGTTAAATCTTTTATATTTTCTAACATTAAAACACTTTTCAGAGTGGGATAATCACTATAAAGTTTAACATACGTTTCCCAATTTGGATTGTTTAAAAATATTTTAATTTTATTAATAATTGTATTGAAAATATCGTCTTTCAAGTTATAAATTTTCGGATCTTGAATATCTTTTTTTGAAACTAAAAAGTCTAAATATTTAGTAGCATCTATTAATAATAAAATTATTTTACTTTTGTTTTGTGTTTTATCTTTTATTTTATTATATTCATCAATGTAATATTTAATAGATAAGAGTTGGGCAGCGAAAATATCCACTTGATTTCCACTTGGAACAGGTGGGTATGGTGGTTGGGGTGGGTTGGTTAGATGATTCACACCATTCTCTAAAAATCCATTTGAATTGAAATTTTCGTTAAATATTGGATTGTTTAATGGATTCGCATTAGCCATTTATTATATAATATCAAAAAAATAGTATTAATTTAAATAGAATTGTTTTTATCAAATATTATTGAAAAATTAAATATTATGGAAAAATCAAATAATATGGAAAAATCAAACAATATAGAAAAATCAAATAATATGGAAAAATCAAACAATATGGAAAAATCAAATAATATGGAAAAATCAAACAATATAGAAAAATCAAATAATATGGAAAAATCAAATAGTATGGAAAAATCATATAATAAATGATAAAACTAAAATAATCGAACATACACTTTTTAATATTATAAAATGTGAAAAAAAAGAAAAAGGATTTTGTTATATGTCTAGAATTGGAATTAGTTTTCAACGATGTGATGCTAATAAAACCTTAAAAGAAATATATATCCAATCACTAAAAAATAATATTAAATTATATCTAAAAATCGAATTATCAAATCAAAGAATTATAGAAATAGTCTGTTAAATTATTTTTTATTTATTCTTTTTAGATAAATACATACATATAAAATTGAATATAATAAATAATTATTTTTGATGATTAATTCTAGATTGATTTCATGTCATGTCTGATAGTCCAAGATTTGAAGAACTTCTTGGACATCTTTTTGTGAATAACATAATTACAAAAACTCGAGAACGATGGTCTAATAATTCGGAATTATTTAAAATACTTCGTGAGAAATTTCATGATGCCTCAGAAGTCATATTATTGTATTTCGCATTGAAAACAGAAAAACCACCAGAATATCTAGACATAACTGATGTTATTACTTGTTTTTCCTATGAACGAATTAATGAATATAAAGGTTATCAACAAGGAAAAGATGTTCTAGAGTTTTTTAGAAATTATCGAAAATTTGATATTGAAAATGCTAAAACAATTTTGGAACTTAGCATGATTTCATAATTATTTTCCAACCCATTTTTGGTCTATATATATTTAAAAATTGAATTAATAATATTATTTATATTATTTATTACTCAAC